CTACAGATCCTAAATTTAATTCTAGGATCCTTATTAATCTGTTAAATGTGTCCGCGGTAACGCTCTGGCCATCTGCAAGCGGCAACCTAGTAGGAAGTAATTTACTCACCTATCTTCTACCAGATGGTTGTACTTCAACTCTTGTGTTACCTAGTCTCCACTTATAGTTTTTTCTTTCATTTTCTGTATTGTCGTCGTCTGATTCAAACCTTAAAACAAACTGTCGTCCTCTGGACCTTAAAGAACCAAAAGTGCTGCTTGCTGTAATCTGTGTAGTAGAGTCGGTGGATAGAGTCTGATTACTGAAATCTCTGCGTTTAAGAACAAAGTTCACAGCTCCATTCTGGCTTGTACCTGTATCATCTACAAACAGTATATCCGGGAGTACCTTTTTCAAAAATACAAAGTTATCACCGTCTGCAATATCCATATCAGCTGATTCAACAAAAACACCATCCATAGAGTCGGTATCGTTATTGAAGCCTTTTTCATGCTCATAAATAAACTTAGTAGATGATGCTTCTCCAGCAGCTATTGGTTTATTAAAAACACCAGCAGCTAACCAACTATACCTTTCTAAAGATCCTATGCTCCAAGAGTTCTCCTCATAATTATAAATTGCATATCTTGATATCTCGTTTTCGTTATCTGTTATGGAAGGGTAGAAAAACCATACCTCACTAAACTCTTCATTCAAACCAGCAAAGCATTTAAATGCTTGACCTTCATTCAGATCTGAAAACACATAATCTTGCACAGAGCAAGGCAGTTTTTGTACTGCTCCATTGTAAAAATAAAAACCTTTTTTAGACATGTAAAAAACACCTTTCGGTGAATTGACCGCTGCCTTCGGGCCGATTAAGCCAGCTCCTTCATTGATTAGATTTATGGCAAATGTTAAAGGTGGTCCAATAAAATTCATGGAGTACAAAGACGTATCTGTCCAAATCAAAACTTCTTGTCTGGATTTCAAACCACCTATGATAGTAGAACCAGAAGACAGCCTTAACGAACCCGCAGTATTTGTCGTCAAAGGCTCAAACTGTAACTCATTCTCCTGGTCACTAAAGGCTACCAACATAGGATCTATGGTTCCGGACCTAGATCCACTGCTAATAGGATCTGCACCTAAAACAATCAAATGCCTATCGGTTTCAGAAGTTATGACCTGTAAACCTACAGTTGGCACTAAATTAGCACCACTAATACCAGATAATTGTAAAGCTCTTGTGGACGTGCCATCGCTTTCTTTCCACCTAAATATGCCCCCGCCTCGAACATTGATAATCAAATCTTCTCCAAAATTGTCGTGTGTCCATAAACGTAATTGGTTGGAGGCAGATAAAGATGTAGAGGAACCCCATCCACCAGCGCCCCAAGTGGCTACACCCCAACCTGTAGATTGCACATAAAAATCAAGGCCAGAGTTTGTTTGATATGCTGCGTCTGTTGCCGAACCACCATTACCAGAATCACTAGAGTTAGCAGTTACAGTTGTACCAGAGGTATCTTTTGCAGTGATCGTGTAAGTATTTGTCCCGGTAACAAGATCAATTTGATACTCTTGATTTAAAACTGCCGCAGTCACATTACCGCCTAAAGATACAGCACTAGAAAAGGTGACAAAATCACCATTAACTGCGCCATGACTGGCATCTGTTACTGTTACTGTAGATGAACCATTAGTAGCAGCGAAAGTAGCCGCATTGGTGGTATTTTTACGAATAGGGGTTATGTCGTTATAAGTGCCACCCTCTTCGATGTAATATTTGTTAGTAGTTCCGATACCTAAATATCTGCGTCCTTCTAAAGAAATCCATGAATGTAAGGCCCTAGCAGATCCAATAATAGAACTAGGGGAGAACTTCTCCCACCCACCTATTTTTTCTACACGTCCTTTACGGAACCTAATCTTATCGCCGTCAACCCATCCACCTTCATTAGCGTAATCGGTTTCTTCCTTATTTATTCCAGGTTTAAAATTTAGCTTGGTTAGAGGCATATACAGATTTTAACATGTCTTGAAATGCTCTAAGCCAATCTAATAATGGCACCGGTAGCTGTCGCAGCCGGAAACACGACTGTAAAGTCGCCAGCTGTAGATGTTTTATCCCCACCAAAATCTATGGCACAAACCGCTTTGTTGGAGTTGGTTGTGTTATAGATCAAACAACCGCGAGCTGTAACAGTTGCAGTGCCAAATGTAAGATCTGCAAAATCTACTATAGCAGTTGTTCCAGAGGTGGTAGGCGTTACATTAGTTAGTGCACTGCCTCCAGATGTGTAATTAGTTCCTGTAGCTTGACCTGTTGTGACAAAAGCTGTCGTGCCAGCTCCTAAAGTTGCAGAACTGGTATACAACGCTAATTTAAGCGAGTCAGCTCCGTTAGTAAGATTGTGTCCTTCTACAAGCAATTCTTGTTTAAAACTTGTGCATATTGCCGATGTTATTGCCATTATAGCTCCCTCAATATTTTAGCCATGTCTTCATGGCCTTGTTCACTTAGTATATTCGAGTAAGTCGTATTTTGCGACTTAATCGCACTCTTCATAGAATACAAGATTACAGTATAAACTTGATTTTGAAAAGCCAGAGCTTGCTGTTTGATATGATCCGGGGCATGAGCTGATATGCTTACAATTTTCTTTGTGGCTTGTGCTGCCCAAAATTCTGGATCGTGACCTTTGTTTTCCGTTGCATGAACCTCTACATTGCCTAATACAAAATCGCCTTTTGAACTCACGTCTATCCCTTATATGGTTCTGGTGGAACCACATCTTCGTTAATTTTTAATCCATATTGTTCTAATTGGTCGTTGATTTCATCAAATGGACCGATTATAAATTTGCCTTCATGCGGCACAGCTACTAAGGGTTTTTCTAACCTGTGAAAACCATAGAGCTTTTCAGTTGCCGGTACGTTTGAATCTAACACTGTAGATTTGCCACTTATACCTACGATGATGTCAGCGCTCATGCATTTGCTGATCCAAAACTCTACACACGCTCTACCGGCTTCTGCAAAGTGCATATTTTCTCTATAAGAAAAATCTATACCAAATAAATCTATTCTTCCAACTTTGTTATATAAAGCATAAGCAATAGCATAAGCCACAGTGTTATTCAGATAAGCACATTGAGTAGCGTTACAAACCTCCTCTACTGGATATAGAACAGGATTTTTTATTCTTGGATCTAACTCACAAGTATAAATAGGCACGTCGCTTGTAGACATTAAATGAATCATAGCATCGGTTTGTTTGCCGGCATCGTCTGAATCAAAAAACCGACTAGCTGGATCTAAAGCAAATATTCTGTCGGCCGGATATACCAGACCAGCTGAGTTGATGCACCAGATCTCGTCCCACTCTCTTGAGTTTTCAAGTCCTATAGCAAAGTCAACCTGTGACACACCCAGGCCAATTAATGCTATTTTTTTTCCTTGTAAATGTTCTAGTACCATTAAGTCACGCTTAAGCGGACTGAATCGTATCTATACTCGTCGCGTGTGCCACGACCTTCTGATATATTTTTCATACGAGCTATCGCCTCCTTAAATCGGCCCTCAAATTGTGCGACGATTTCTGGTGGTTCCTTGAGGAAGATTGCACCTTCCACTAGAGCTCCATACAACAACGCATCCGGATAATCCGAAGATAAGGTTGTCGTACTACTGTCACTACCTATTGTTAAAGAGCTTGGTTTATTTAAATAATGTAATTCAACTGTATAGTTTGAATCGGGAATCGGTGAGACTTCAAAAGATGTTTCATCAAACAAAGAATAATATTTGGGAGTGCTTTGTGTAGTCCCGGAAGAAAACTCTTTAATGAATGAAGGATGTTTGAAATCCAAATAATCGTAAGTGCTAGAGCTTATAATTGCCAAGCTCATAGGCGCATAAAAGTCTGTTGGTGTAGCTAAGAATCTATTACCAGAGGTCAAGTTACCCTGGACGTTTTTTCTTTGATCTGGTAACTGTACCAAAGAGAATATACGATCTTCTGATTCTTGTATAAATCTTGGTAATTGTGTTGTAAAAGTCGTCTCAGATACCTGTAAATAATCCTGTACGGCTGTTTTTAACGTGGCAAGTGTAAAGCTCATGTCGTTATTGTAACCTCACCTAATCCGGCTGTAACCTCAAAAGTAGTAAGCACCGCACCTAGCTTGCCATCACCTACATTTGTGTAAACCAAAAAAACAGAATTATCATCTACGACATCTGGCCTAGCATTTCTTACTGCCTGTGGATCCTGGGTATTTGGTTTTGGCATCAACTGTGGGTGTTTAGCATCCCATTGATCGGGCCCAACTAACAAGCCATCCCAGGTCGTACGCATGTCTTTTAACTTGTATCTAAAGCCAGTTATGTCGCAGATCCCGTAGGAAAATTTACCAGATGCAAATGCCATTACGCGTTGTTATAACTCCTCAAGTTTGGTTGTATTCTGTAAGAAGCTCTGTCTTCGTCTTGTGATAAGGCTCGTTGAAACTCGTCTTCATATATTGCTTTTAAAGTGTTTGTTCTTTCTGGTGCTCTCTTCATAGATATATAGTAAGCCAGTCCAGCTGCTAAACAGGGGTAGAATCTAAAGGGCAGATCTAGGGTATTTGCTCCCGCATCTGCATCGTCCATTCTTGTAAGCACATTCATGTGGACTGTGTAGGTGCTTGATTTATCTGGTGTAGGCCAAACCGATATTGTAGGCGTTAGTTGTTTATTGATAAAAAATTGATTAGGTTTACCGGTGGTCGATTTAGTGGTTATATGTGCATATTCAGCTCTACTCAATCTAGTCATAGGTATATCTGTAGTCTCATTGCTCACTGTTTCTCTGATGAACACATCTAAGACGTCTATTGGAGCTGTGCTGTTGGTACTATCTACATTATAGCTTTTGGTATCTTTGACCATGGCAACCGTTTTCTCGGTTATAGTCCATTGGTTTAGGCCTCTATTTGCCCACTCTGCCAACATTAGGTTCAAACTTCTATTCGCAGACTTTAGATCGTAGCCTGTACGCATTTCTAAACCACAACGCTCAAATGCTTCTTCTACATAGTCTGCGACGTCTAGCTCAAAATTTTTACTTCCAGATGTAGCCATTAATCCTCTTCTACTCCATCACTATATAAATTATTGAAAGTTATATTAGGGTCCATATAACTCTCATGCCCTTCTGCTGAGTGTACCCATTGACTAGGAGAAAAGTCCGGGGCACCTTCTCCTACTCGCCATAAAGCTGGATTAGTTGCTCTAACTCTATTGTTAGGTAAAGCCACAAAATTACCAGTATATTCACCAGCGTCAGTTAAATATAACACATGTGATTGCTTATGTTGAGCCGGATCATCCGCAATACTATTTTCAGTATAATCAACAGTAAACATATATCTGCCAGTATAAAACTCTCCGCCTATTTTGCATATCCAGGGCGAGGAGCTAACTCTGTCTAAAACCACAACCGAATGATCGTGGGCCAAACAGTCCCAGGGTTGAGCTAAATGATCTTCCATGGGTGTTGGCCACTTATCCAAGGGTATATCTGCTACTAAGGCTTGTATGGGCATCCTGGCCCACATAGCTCCGCCATGCACGTTTTCATCTGGATAATCTTCAAAGTCCGTTTCGCAACCAGTAAAAACTACTTGGAAAGAAACAGATCTGTCTGGAATGGTGTTTACAGCAAACGCCAAGGCGTGGAGATACTCGCCATGGTATTCTTGATGATTTGCAGTAAATTCTTTTCGCACCCAACATTTAAACTGTGGGATGTTTGAAATTAAATACGCCACTTTATTTAACTCCTAATAAATTAGTTATTTTCCGTACAAGCCTCCGCCCTTCGCTTTGTACTTTGTACCCTTCATGCCTCCGCCTTTAGCCATGCCTTTAGTGCCCTTCATAGCTCCACCTCTTGCCATGCCTTTAGTACCTTTCATGGCTCCGCCCTTAGCCATACCTTTAGTACCTTTCAACATAGGTGTAGATCCAGCCATTCTTGTACCTTGTCCCATCAAAGCAGACATAACCGATCCAGGCATTTTGCCCATGCCTGG